GTCTTCACAAGGTATGGTCGCATGACTGAGGGTGTGAGGGTTGGTACTGAAGTAGTAGTTAAGCTAGGACAGTTTGACTTGTCGCGAAAAGGTTGGGGGTAGTCAAAGAATCCCCCTACTCACTTAAAGAAAGGAATAAAATGAAAAATCTTAAAATATTTGAAACTGAAAAAGTTGTATATGAGATTGAGTATAATGGGAAAAAGGTAGTTCTTTCTCCTCATCAATTATTTAACCAACCATCTTTTCGAGAAGCAGTGATGTCTCAAACAAATGAGATGCCCTTTACTGTTAAACCAGAAGAATGGAGTAATAAAATACAAGAGATGCTTGATAAAGGAGAAAGATATGAAACTTAAAAGAGACTATGAGATGACGTTTAAAGAAGGACTTCGTCTTGGGTTACGTTTAACACGAGCAAAAGCTTATATAGAAAATGCGCGTGATGCGAAGAGAATGGGTGATGACGAGATGGCAGAATTATATATGGGTTTTGCAAAAGATTGGAATGACCTGGCTCGTAATGCAGGTAGGAAGTTTTGTCCGACCTCGGCTCACGAACCCGACCAACCTGCTTTTGATTTTGGTGACGTCGAGATGCAGGAACATCTATCAAAGTTACCTCATCAACTAAAGGAGACAGGATGAATATTAAGAAGTTTAAAAGTGTGGCAGTAGCCATTGAGACATACAAGTTGTTAAAGAAGATAGCGGCTGCTGATGATCGGTCGGCAGGTATGCAAATAACATATTTAGTAAAACAAGAAGCAAAGAAAAGAAAACTAGCGGCATGAAAACTGAAACAGTAATGCCAAGGTTTAAGTCATACCGAAAGTTTAAACCAGAATGGAAGTATGAAAAGAAGTGTTGTAAGGAGTGTGATAAAGAGTATCTCACAGATAATATGATGGGTGCTAAAAAGGGTAGTTATAACTTTTTTTGGTATTGTATTCGATGTTACAATTCATTGCAAAAATCATAGGCATTATATGCTTATGTGGGACGATACTGGCGAGTGTGTATATTTTCATATATTATTCGCCGTATCAAACTTTTATGCGTGATTGTGTAAAAGGTGAGATGGGTGATTTTAGTAATGAGTACTGCACCTGGAAATTTGATAAAGTTATGTTGTGTAAGAGGGAGGGATTATGTTTCACTTTTGGCATATACTTGCCATCGTAGGCGTGATTGTGTTGGGTTTTATACTTGGTAGACTATCCATGAAACGCAAGTACGAGGCAAAAGTAGAAGAATTAGAAAATAGAAAGGAAGGTATAGAATGGGCCGCAAGACGCCACTGAAAGAACGATTACTACGAGAGTATGCGCGGTTGTCTAAGATAGCGCTTCGCGAACCACGGAACGGGAAAGAAGTATTTACTCGTATGCGTTGGGAAAAAATTAGAAATATATTATGGAGGCGTTATGATTATATGTCATCAATGTAAAGGAAACGGATATGTTAAAGTTAGATTCGAGGCAGAACAAGCCATTGAGCAGTGTTCGGTTTGTCACTCACAAGGGGAAATCAATGAAGATAAGTACTACCACCAAACATGGACAGAGGGCACTGAAGGTTCCCTCGCGGTGTACTATGGACCGCCCTTGGACCCCGAATCATTCAAAAACTACACGATTTCGGGAGAGTAATCCTGTTGTAAAGTTTAAGGGCGAACCGCCCTTTTAGAGTTGGGATAGAGGAATATTCCAGTGGTTCAGTGTAGATCACGGCAAAAGCTTGGAGATGGTTCGGGTCCTTTATTCCCAATGTTATTTAGCATTAGCCTGTTAAATCATCAATACACTTGACTTCGCAGGGGGAGTGTTGTGGCTCCCCCACATTTTGTTGCATTAGATCCCATTTTCAATTATAATTACCACGATAATTGTTTATTTAGCCCCTGCACAGGTATCGCCTGGTGGGGGCTGAAACATATGTTTATGAGTGACCAAGAGATATTAAAGCAGAGAGACTTACTGGACGCGATTCTCGCATCACGGACCACGAGTCAGTATGAAAGACTAGAGTCTATGAAAGTCATGGATTCAATATACTTCAAAGAAAATTTACCCGAGAATGTGGTTTTATTTCCGTTACAAAGGATAAAAAGGTATGTACACACGACTACCAGAAAGCCCAGTAAGAAAAGTTTATAAGTGTCGTCACTGCGGTGATGTCAACGTAAAATTTTACAATCCTAAACATGATAGAGCATATACTGCAGCCGAATGGGAGATTATAATGACTGATGGACGTGAGGCTTTAGAAAAAGCATTAAGAGTAGTTAGTCAAGATCCAAAGATGTTTGCATAAACGTCGTTCTCTATAGATGTTTCTATGAGAAATTTATTTTAAAATATTTTTTTAGTAAAATACAAGTTACAAGGTTACAAGGTTACAAGTAGCAGAATACTTACCTTTTTTTGTAACTTCTTGTAACTTACAACTATTTACAAGTTACAAACTATCTATATTTTACGAAAAAAACTCGCATTTCTCGGAAATATTTAGTAATATAATAATTATTTGAGAAAAACATCTATTGAAAAGGTGCATTATGGAAGAAGAAAACAAGGACGTATATATACCACAACCTTTGTCAGAAGCGTTGTTTCATCCTAAGATAACACCAAAACAGAGAAAATTTATTCTTTTGATTGTTCATTCAGAGGGTTTGAAGTCTGCATCGCAGTGTGCAATAGAAGCTGGTTACAGCAAAAAGAGTGCTACTGAGCTGGCATCCAGGCTGCAGAACCCTGAGTTGTATCCTATTGTTGCAAAAGCTATTGATTCAGAGATCAGAGCAAATGTTGACAGGTATAGGTGCACACAAGAAAGATCGTTGTCTACATTGGCTAGAATAAGAGACCAGGCGTCTGCTTCAGGTAATTGGAACGCTGCCGTAGCTGCTGAGACCAGGAGAGGACAGATAGCTGGGTTGTATGTTGATAAGAAAGAAATACTCACAGGTACGATTGACTCTATGTCAAGAGAAGAGGTAGAGAAGAAGTTACAGGACTTGAAGGAACAGTACAGTATTGAAACGACGTTTGAGGAAGTAAAAGAATTAGAAAATAAAGCTTGACTATAAAATAGAATGGGATTAGATAGGTTTTATGTGTTGGTAGCCGCACATATAAAAAAGGACTACCACAGTAGCTCTCCCAACGTAAGATACAGAACGGAGGGAATAGACAATAGGGTGCCCCTCGCTACTAGAAAAGGAGAAAGTATGTTAGTAATAATTAGACCAGACTTGTATGAGTATACTACATTACCTATGACCGACGAATTGTTCTGGCGTAGGATAGAGAACTTGAGGCGTGCGGCACTGACTGCTGAGAGCTTTGAGTTTAGGTTGTTGTATTATAATCAAATGATGGAACTGATGAAGAGGTGTCCATGAGAACTAATAGAGATTTTGACAGGAGTATAGTTGTTGATTGTTATGGTCAACACCCAGAAAAATATGGTCGTACTTTTTGGATAGGTTTTCTTATGCTTGGTGGTTACAAGATAATTGTTCTTTTAATATTATTGTTTGCTTGGTTGATACTTTGGTAAAGCCAGAATCAAAATTATGGCACTCCATTAAAAAGAATTTACCAGATATTTTTTGGACTCGCATAGAGAGTTGGGCACTACCTGGTGTCCCAGACTGCTATGGCTGTAAAGATGGTGTAATGTTCTGGTTGGAACTTAAAACGTCAACAAAAGTCAACAAAGCAAAGTTAAGCCCCTTTCAAAAATCGTGGCATTTTAGCCATGCAAGACAAGGAGGAAGAAGTTTCATTATGCATCAGACCCTCGAACAGAGGCTGATGTGTCTTTTCCCAAGCTCCATTGTCATCTCCATTGACGCATTGTCCCCCGACCATGCTAGTCATGTATGGCACCTGCCGCTGGCAGCGCGCGCCTGGAAGCAGGTGGAACGGGAGCTTCTCCATTCTCCATTACCTACGTTTTCCGCCAATATTAAGTAGTTATAGTCCAGCGTCCCCCGCAGCGGAACCTGCTGGCACGCCAGTCTGCATCTCCATTACCGCAGAAACCCTAGCCTTTCTCTACCATCTGAGTACCTGAAGCTGCAGCTGCAGCCAGGAAGCTGAGCTGGTAGCTGGTCGTATGCATCTCCATTCCATTGGCAGAGGCCAGTTACCTGTGGTACTATAGTAGTAGTTTCTCGCAGCGGGATCCTGAAGCTGAAGCTGGTAGCTGTCGTACTCATCTCCATTCCCCATCGGCGACCAACGTAGCTTTGGTAAGTATAGTAGTAACAGGACTGGCGTCACCAGCTCTGGCTGAAGTGCGTGTGGAAATAAAATGTAATTAGCTCTTGACTATCTAAAAAGATGGGACTATATACATACCTGTGGCTACCGAATCCGTTTGGAAGTTTCATGAACGGCCACACGAGTCAGGAGCTGAGGAGAACCCACGGGCTTCCGTAAGCAACACGTTGCCGATTCATTATCGGCTAAGATTGCCAGAAGCCCTGACTCACCTACATTAGAAAGGAACAAGATGACAGAGACTGTAACAGTAATAAAGAAAGAACCTACCTGCGCTGAGCTGGTGAAGCAGGAGTGGATTGATAGACAGGAAGACCTGAAGAACCCTGAGTACGAGGCGCTAGCCTTTGACTACGTAGAACCGCATACGTGGGACAACCAACCAGAAGGGTACTGGCGTTGGCAGTTTAGTTGGGGCGGGCCGAGCGACGAGCTTCGCGGGTACGTTAACGAGCACAAGGAACTACATCGCTTAGAATACTGGTACCTGGACTGGGGCGACGGTGCGCATGTGCAGGTGGACCAGGACGCTGCAGCGTGGACTCAGATGCAGGAGATGATTGGCTGATGCATTACGTCTGGATCTTTTTGATTGTCTACATTGTTGCATTGCTGCTGGCTCCGCACCAGGTGCTGACTACTACAGTGGTAGCTGCAACGGCAGCGTACAACCTGCTGAGCTCCATCTCCATCCCGAGCTGAAGCTCGGTCGGGTATGTATAGTAGTAAGTTTACGCCCCGCTGGGAGTGGCACGGAAGTTCCTGTGGAAAAAAAAATAAAAAAAGATTTGACAAGTAGAATAACATGGGATATAAAGGGAGTATTAACTAGAAAGACGAAAGGAAAATAAAATGTCAAAAGCTGTTAATATAATAGAAGTACTAGAGAAGGCACAACAAAGTCCTGCTAGTGTAAGTAAAAGAAATAAACAAGCTGTCGTTGATGCGTATGGTCGTGCGTTAACAATGCAGAAAGTTCTGGCAGACTTTATTAAAGTCAACAGGCAACTGATGATAGACTTGTCTATGAGTGAAAATGCAAACCTATTGCATGGAAGGGATTACTCACTTCATGTCACACAAAAACTTGGTGCGAAGATTGACTCGCAGTTGGTCAAGGAGAAACTTGGCGAGATTGCGTATCATC